AGCCGGGGTTCAACTGCATTTCGGTTGTTGACGCGGAGCAGTTGGCAGATTACCTTGGTGGAGGATACACCGAAGGCGATTTGTCGCGGCTCCGTAACTTGGGCTATGCTCAGCTTGCTTTGCACCATCCCACCCGTATCGGCAACGAATACAAAGAGTTCCTTGAGAGGTTGTGATGAAAGGAAAAACCACCTGTCCTTTTTGTAAAGGATCCGGCAGTTCTTTTGAAGAAAGAGACGCACATAGGTCCGCAGGCTATGTTCCGTGTTTTTATGATCCGGACAATAAGTGGAACCAAAAAAGGAAACAGAAAACAATTAAACGGCGAAGGAAGCTGTAATGCGAAACTACGGATTCGATAACGTCAGCCATGCCCTGTATGTGCTGATGCAGGACATTGAGCAGTACGGCATCTATGTGGAAACCCGCAATGGTCCGGCATACGAGCTCGACGCCCCTGTGGGCGTCACTTACCGCAAACCGTGGGAGCGTGTTTTGTTCTATGCTGAACGGGACGCGAACCCTTTCTTCCACTGCTTGGAAAGCTTGTGGATGCTGGCAGGCCGCAACGACACACAGTTCGTGGAACAGTACAGCAAAAACATCGGCCGTTACAGTGATGACGGCAAGGTGTTCAATGGGGCTTATGGATATCGCTGGCGGCACCATTTTGACTTTGACCAGTTGAAGCTCGCGGCCTACAGGCTGAAAACCTATCCCAACGACCGACGAACAGTGGTCAGTATGTGGGATGGTGTGTACGACTTGATGAAGGAAAATGACATCAAGGATGTGCCCTGCAATACTCACATCTATTTCAGCGTGCGTAGCGAGTACCTGAACATGACTGTGTGCAACCGCAGCAATGACCTCATTTGGGGCATGTGCGGGGCGAACGCGGTGCATATGTCGTTCTTGTTGGAATACATGGCGGCACGGGTCGGCGTGCGCATTGGTGAGTATGTGCAGTTCACCAACAATCTACATGCCTATAAAGAGGTGCTGTGGAAGCACAAGCTGTCTCAGGCCGACTATAATCCGTATCTGGGTATGGAAGCGCCGCTACCGCTAGTGCTTAATGCCGATGTGTTTGACTACGAGGTGAAGGCTTTCTGTGAAGGCACCAAAACAAGCTATACAGAGCCTTTTATCGCCACTGTGGCCGTGCCGATGGCCGAAGCTTATGCTGCATATAGAAAGGGAGATTACGATGGCGCACTTGAATGTTCAAACCGTATTAAATCGGCTGACTGGCGGCGAGCCTGTGTTGAGTGGCTCCAAAGACGTAGAACGCTGTAACTGTGACGCAAGTTGCGGTGAGAACCGCTATCACGATCGCGGTTCTCCCGGCTGCATACATGAAGGTGAACCAACCGTAACGACTGAATACACCAACGACCGTGACCATAGGATTCTTGATGCTATGAAAGCAAACGACACGCAGGTCGGTGGTAAGCATTATCGGTCGGCGTATCAACATTGGGACTTTGTGCATGAGTTCAAGTTGGACTACTTTGAGGGTTGTGCCACAAAGTATGTCACACGGCGCAAGGGCAACCGCACTGAAGACCTAAAGAAGGCGCGGCACTTCCTTGTCAAACGCACGGAGCTTAAAGCGGGTTGGGACAAACGCCACGGTTACGAAAATGCTGAAAAGCTGGTGCAGTCGTTCTGCCTTGCCAATCAGCTGACGGTCCGCGAACAGTTGTTCCTGTTGGCGGTGGTAGGTCAGCACTATTTGCAGGCCATTGAGCAGCTTGATGCTTTGATCAATGAGAGCACTTGGTAGCTGTGTATGTGGTAAGGAGCGCCGCGAAGTAACGTGGCGCTCCGTTAAAAACAACTGGCCCCGCTGCGGCTGCGGCAAAATGATGAGGATAACGCGTGACGCTATTTCAACCCCCGAGCGAATGGGTCGCCCCCACCGAATACCCGAACCTGAAGGGGGCGAGGGAAATAGCGATTGACCTTGAAACGCGCGACCCGGACCTTGAGCGGTTGGGACCGGGCTGGCCCATGCGCAACGGTGAGATCATTGGCGTAGCTGTGGCCGTGGACGGTGGCCAATGGTACTTCCCTATCGCGCACAGCATGGGGCCGAATCTTGACAAGCGTATGACGCTAGAGTGGTTGAAGGAGGTGTGCAGTGACCCGCATGCAACTTATGTGTTCCACAATGCTCAGTACGACCTCGGGTGGCTTTCTACTTGCGGGATATATCCAGCGGGCCGAATCGTTGATACTATGGTGGCCGCCCCCTTACTTGATGAGAACCGATTCAGCTATAGCCTCAACAATCTACTCAAGGACTACCTTGGGGAGTCCAAGTCTGAGCGAGATTTACGTGCCGCAGCTAAAGAGTTCGGCCTCAACCCTAAGTCTGACATGCACAAGCTCCCGGCCATCTACGTGGGTGCTTACGCAGAACAAGACGCCGGAGGTACACTGCGGCTGTGGCAACGACTACATCCCCTGATTATTCAGGAGGATTTGCATGAGATCTTTGAATTGGAGTGCGACCTGATCCCCGTGATCCACAAGATGCGGGAGCGCGGCGTGCGCGTAGACGTTGAAAAGGCGAAGCTATGCGGCGCTCAGCTAGAGCAGCAGGAAAAAGAAGCTCTGCTGAAAGTAAAGGCCGAAACAGGTGTTGACGTAGAAATTTGGGCGGCGGCAAGCATCGCCAAGGCGTTTGATGCGCTGGGCTTGCCCTACGCCCGCACCGCCAAGACCGAAGCCCCGAGCTTCACCAAGGCGTTCCTGAAGGAACACCCCCACCCCGTAGCGCAGGCCATCGTACACGCCCGCGAGCTGAACAAGGCCCGCACCACCTTTATCGACACCATCATGGAGCATAACCACAACGGGCGAATTCACGCGGAATTTCACCAGTTGCGCAGCGATGACGGTGGCACGGTGACGGGGCGTTTCAGTTGCAGCAACCCGAACCTGCAACAGATCCCTTCGCACAACCCGATGGTCGGCCCGCTGATCCGTGGGTTATTCCTCCCAGAGGAGGGACAGGTCTGGGGCGCTTTTGACTATAGCTCCCAAGAGCCACGGCTCGTGGCCCACTATGCGCACCTGATGGAATTCCCCGGAGCGGACAAGTTCCACGCGGCGTACAAGGAGAACCCCCGTACGGACTTCCACCAGATCGCGGCCGACCTTGTGGGCGTCAAGCGCAAGGCGGCAAAGGCCATCAACCTCGGCCTGTTCTATGGCATGGGCAAAGGCAAACTGGCCGACCAGCTTGGCCTGCCGATTGAGGAGGCCAATGAACTATTCAGCAAGTATCATGCTTCGGTGCCCTTCGTGCGCCGCTTAAGCGACTATTGTATGCAGCGCGCCGAACAGCGCGGCGTGATCCGCACGCTGCTGGGCCGCAAGTGCCACTTTGACAAGTGGGAACCTCGGCGCTTCGGCGTGCACAGCCCCAAGAGCCATGCTGAAGCCTTAAATGAGTATGGCCCTGAGATCAAACGGGCCTTCACCTACAAGGCGCTGAACAAGTTGATTCAGGGCAGTGCCGCCGACCAGACAAAAAAGGCCATGCTCGAACTTTATCGCGCGGGTATATTGCCCTTACTGCAAATGCACGATGAACTTGACACTTCGCTAGAAAGCCCGGAGCAGGGAGCCAAGGTGGTTGAAATCATGGAAAACTGCGTCCAGCTTGAAGTGCCGTCGATCGTGGATGCTGCATACGGTGCAACATGGGGTGAAGCCTCGGAGGAATAAAATGATCGTAGTTGTGAAAGATTCAAAAAGCGTCGAAATCCACGAATGCGTTACTGTTCTCGGTGAAAAGAACCCAAAAGACGATACGTACTTGGCAGTGCGCATCACTTCCCCGGACAATAATCGCTGGGAAGCGTATCATGGAGACACGGTACAAGTGTACTCCGGCGACCGACTTCTTATCACCATGGACGTTCGCAAAGATCTCAGTCATGACTGAGTTCGTATCCCGCCGCCTGCGCAGCGGCCAGACCATGCGCTACCATACGACCCCGCACATCGGCCAAGGGCAAACCGTGGCCGAGCATAGCTGGCGAGCAGCCGTGCTGATGCACACAATTTGGCCTGACGTATCGCGTGATGCGATTCTGTACATGATGTACCACGACGCAGCAGAACAGGAGCTGGGTGATCTTCCTGCTCCAACAAAGTGGAAGAACGAACGCCTGCACGAAGAGTACGATCACTTGGAGCGCAACCATCTGTCCGGGGTGTTGGAACTTAGTTTTGACTTAACCCCTGACGAAGCGCATATCTGTAAGATGGCTGATATGCTCGAGCTCGTAGACCACACCGCCCACCGCATCATGCGCGGCGACCACAGTTACGAAGCCCGTTCCATCTATTGGAACGGGCGCAAGCACTTGTTTGACAAATATGGAACCAATGCTCTATTCAGACATGCGCGTGCTTTTCTGGAGCATCTGCACGCTCAAGTAGTTCAGGTTTGTCCGGCTGTTGCAAGCCAAGCATAATGCCCCCATGAACATTTTTGTACTCGACACCGTCCCTACGGTTGCGGCCCGCTACCATTGCGACAAGCATGTAGTGAAAATGATCTTGGAAACTGCACAGATCCTTAGCACCGTTCACTGGCGCTACGGTAATGAAGCCCCCTACAAGCCGACACACGAAAACCACCCGTGCACCCTATGGGCAGGCCAAACCGCCGAGAACTACCGCTGGCTCTACAAGCTCGGGCTGGCCCTATGCCATGAATACACCTACCGCTATGACAAGGTGCACGCCTGCCAGCGGGTGATCCAACTGCTGATGATGCCCCCGCTGGGGCTCACGGCCCGTGGATTTACCACGTTTGCCAAGGCGATGCCCCAACAGTATATTTGTCACAGCGTAGTGGAGAGCTACCGCACCTACTATCAAAATGACAAGGCGAGTATTTGCAAATGGACACGAAGAGACACCCCGTTCTTCATGCAGGAGGCGATGCAGTCGTTGTCGACCTCGCCAAGTACCGTCGAGGGCTAAAGACCACAACGCGCAAGCGTCGGCGCAAGGCTCCCCCGAAGTACGAGATTATCATTTGCAACTGCGGCGGCAGCGACTTCAAGTTCGTGCTGGCGTCTGACCTTGACCACCTACGCAACAGCATCGTATGCTCGTGCTGCGGCACGGCGGTGAAAGACCCCAAGATCCTCCACGCTGTTTCCGGGCTGCTGTGACCAAATAACACTTGTTCCATGGCGGTCTGCACCCACTATAGCACATAGCAGCAATGGTGCTGCGATAGAGGTTAGAATGGTCAGGCTTAACAAAGCGCAACGCGCTGCTCTGCACAAACTGTGGCAGCGCAACAGCAATGATCTCACGTATCGCCAGTTCCGTAGCACGGTTCAACCGTACTTCGGCGGCGACCCGTGTGTTCTTGTCCCGTGGTGCGGGATGTGGCTTGGGATCGAAGTGGATGGGTACACACACTCGTAAAACAACTCCTCTCTCGGAGAGGTTTTGGAACATGGTTCGCGTAATCGAGCCCGAAGCGTGTTGGTTGTTTTTAGGAACAAGCAACAGATACGGCTACGGGAAAATTCGCTTAGGTGGTCGTGGTTCAGACTCTGTGTTGGCTCACAGGTTAGCCTTTGAATTACAAAAAGGGCCTATTCCGAAAGGTAGTGTTGTGCGTCACGTGTGTGATCAGCCTTTGTGCTGCAATGGTTCACATTTGGTATTAGGGACTGTTGCAGACAACAATCGGGATATGAGTGAACGAGGTCAACAGGTAAGAGGAGAACGGCAAGGTTCCTCCAAATTGTCTGAAGAACTTGTTCGGTCTATTCGTAAGGATACCAGATCCCAGTCCGAAATAGCTCGTACGTACGGGATATCACAAACAACCGTTCATAGGATCAAGTCTCGTGAGCGGTGGAAACATGTGCCTTAAATGAGGTAAATCATGCCCCGAATCAAAAACAAGGAACAACGTAAGATGGAAAAGTTGAAGAGCTTCAACGACCTCTCCAAGGTCATTCCTATCCCGGAGGAAGCTTTCGCCCCGGCCAAAGCCACTGAAGTACCCGAAGGCGCGTTTGACACGGTAAAGAAAACGCAGCGCGGTGAGTATCCTGCCTACGTGAAATACGAACAGAGCAAAAACGCCTATGGTGATCACACCTACGCCAAGTTCGTATTCAACAAGTCGCTGTTGGAAAAGCACTTCAAAAAGCTGGACAAAAATTCCCGCTTTGAGCTTGTGCAGGGCAAGACCCCCCACAACGACTGGTTTATGCTCCGCCCTGCCATCCTGAAGCGCGGCAACAAGATGTGCCATCACGGTGCGGTGTTCTACTGCAAAAACTATCTGAACACCGACAGGATGGACAAGGAAGCTTTCTACCCTCTGGACATCGTGTTCAAGGACGGCGCTCTGTATGCCAAGCTGCCTCCTGAACTTGCTCGCCTGCTGCGGTAGGGCTAACCTGTGCCCCTAGTACGCGCCCTGCTCAGGGAGCGGGCGGCAAGGTCGTGGAGTGCCGCCGATGCTGTTCAACGTAGTGCAGCAATAACCCCGACCCGGTGACGCCGGAGAGGTTAGACCTTCCCTTTCCGGCTCACCACACTCGGGCGGCTTTTCCCTAGAGGAGCCGCCCGAGATTGTTTCTGACTTGTCTTATGCTGGTCTAACATTAGTATGTACCCATGCAAAAACAACAGCTCCAAGCCGAACTTGACCGCCACAAGGCGGCGCTGCAAATCCTGATCGATGCGCTGAAGCAGATCGATAAAGGCATCACCGAACACCATGCTGGCTGGAAAGGCGAAGTGCTCGCCGCTAGAAACCATGCCCGTGTGGCCATCGCCCGTTCACAAGTAGCCCTCAAGGAGGATCCCCTTGCCTGAAGCACTGCTCTATGTTCTGCTGTATTTCGCGATCATGCTCGCCACAGCGATCTATATCTACACCACCACAACCCCGTATGATCGTGCGGGAGTGCATGCACGTATCATTACGCTGGTCATGTTCTGGCCCGTATTGCTGATGGTGCTGGCGGGCATGTTCGTTATGGATATGGTGCGCCGTGTCCTCCGCTGAACAAGAGCTTCTGCGGCTGCTCGGCAACAAGTTCGTGCATTACGTAGGTAAGGACGAACGCAATATCGAAACGACCAACAAGGCTCTGCGGAAAAACTCCGCCGTGCGGCCCCACATGACACCAAGGCAGAAAGAAATTGCCCGCAAGAAAATGGAAACCCTTGAAGAACTGCGGAAAAAGCAGTATCTTAACGGCAAGTATGCTTTCCAAAGAGTGTTGGATATCACTTGTGCCGTGTACGGTGTAACCGAGGAAGAGTTGCTGAGCAGCACCCGCATCCAGCGGTTTGTCCGTGCACGCCAGACAATCGTTACGCTCATGCGAGAACAGCGCGGTTTGTCGTGGTTCGAGATCGGCCGCAGGCTCAACCGCGACCACAGTACGGTGATCCACTGCTACAATTCCTGCAAGAAAGACGCCCTGTATGAAGAAGTTGCCGAACGAGTTGAAGAGTATAACGGCTGACAAGATCAATTGGCGTGCCGAGATCGAAGAAACTTTGCGCGTTACGGGTTGGACCCGCTTGGAGCTGGCCACGGTTCTTGGCCTGTATGTTCAACAACGTGAGGACAAGCAATCTGTCAGCCCGCACATCTACGCATGGCTGCGGGGCAAGAACAAACCCCGCCTATATCTGCTGTACGCCCTGATGTATTTGAGGGCTCGCTATGGGCATGCAACGCCCGCCGCACCCCCACCCCCAGCCAACCCCACGGAGTAGCTCGATGACCACCGGAACAGTCGTAGTTGTAAGCGGCGGGTTTGATCCGCTACATAGCGGGCATCTTAAGCTGCTTGAGCACGCCAAGGGGTTCGGCCAGACGTTAGTCGTGGGTCTTAACAGTGACGAATGGCTAGAGCGCAAGAAAGGTCGCGCTTTTCTGCCGTTCGAAGAGCGTAGAAATATCTTGTACAATATGTACATGGTGGATCAGGTGTGGTCGTTCGACGACAGCGACGGCACGGCAAAAGATCTACTGACCAAGGTTCTTCAGGTTTTTCCCAGCAGCGCCGTTATCTTTGCCAACGGCGGAGATCGCACCAAAGAAAACATCCCGGAGATGGGTGTGCTCAATGAGCGGCTCACTTTCCTATTCGGCGTCGGCGGCAGCACCAAGCAGGCCGCTTCCAGTGACTTCCTCGCCAAATGGCGGGAGCCTGTATGGGTTGATCGCCCGTGGGGCCGCTGGGCGGTAATGGATGAAGGCAAGGGGTACAAGGTCAAACGGCTGGAAATCCTGCCCGACAAGTCTATCAGCCTGCAATATCATACCAAGCGCGGCGAACATTGGACCGTGGTTCAAGGACATGCGCTCGCTGCTATCAATGGAAAGATCACGACCTACGGCGTGGGCGAGACGTTCCATGTGCCTTTGGGCAAGCTGCACCGAGTATATAACAATGGTCTTGGAATGCTTGTATGTGTTGAAGTGCAATATGGCGAATGCCTTGAAGAGGATATCGTGAGGGTATGAAAGAAGATACTAATGAAATCGAACGTCTCAAGGCGGAGGCTGCGAGGCTGGCGGAAGAGAACTCTGCCATTCGGAGACTCGCCAACAAGTATCTTGCCGAGGTGTCGTCAAAAGACAAACAGTTTGAGGATTACGTCAGGCGAATGGCGGATGACATCACCAGCATGTCAGCCGAAGCTGACGACCAGATCGCCGCCCTCAAGGCGGAGGTGGAAAGCCTCCGGGCGGCGCTGAAACAAATCAATGTGGGAGAAGGCTGGGCCGCACAAATCGCCCGCGCCGCCCTCACCAACAACTTTAACATCAAGGAGAACGAACATGGATAACGTAGTGATCAACGGTATTGAGTACGCACCCGTCAACGCTAACAAAGGCAACCGCGCCGTTGTTGTGGTTGACCGTGGCTGGATTTTCGCTGGTGATGTGACCCGCAAGGATGGCCGCATTCGGCTTTCCCGCGCACTGCACGTTTTCAAGT